CGACCATAGGTCAGGGGTCTCAATCTCTCGTCGGGTATCGACTATCCCCAGCCGCATTGTGTCGGCTATCTCTCTGAGCTGCCCCACCGTGTGGAATATCTCCACCCTGCCGGTGACATCGTCCATAACCCACGCGGGTATCTGAAACTGGTCAACCGTGAAGCCTTTGGCGGAGCCAAGGTCTTCTTTGTATGTCGCTAGCCTATCAGAGCGCACTACCCGTATAAGCTGGTACCGCCTCCACCCCTCACCGGGGGGGCCCTGGAGATTGATCTCCTTTAGCTCAAAGGCGGGCTCGTCCAGCGATACGGCTATAGTCGCGGCCTCGATCAAGAAGTGTACCCCACGGTGATGGTCTGATTAGAGCCCGCGAGGTCGGCACGTATGCCCGTCTCGAACTGGATCGGGGCATCGCTCAGGTCAATGAAGTGGCCCCCATTGGCCTGAACCACGCCACTAAGCACATCGGTACCACTGTCGTCGGTGGAGTCGTTAAGCTGCCACGCCCCACCGGTAGCCCCCGCGCTGATCAGCACCCAGTACACCCTTGATGCCGCTATGGTTATGGAAGCATCTGAGGTCTTAACACTGGTTTGAACAATAGGCACGCGCTTCTCCTCATGGGGATGTGAGGCTAAATCGTCCAGTCGCGGTTAGCATTGATAGAGACATAGTCAAGGTATGCGTACTCGATGGAGGCACTCCGCGCCTCTACCAGGGCCATCAAGGCAACGTCGGTGCTTGTGGATATAGCGCCGCTCACGGTCTGCTTGAGTACACCGTCAACGTACCACTTGGCCTGCCCGTTCGGGGCAATCTCCAAGCGGAGTATCTGGAACTCCCCGGCCACCGCGTCGTCATTGGCGTCGATACTGGCAATCGTGGTCTCGCCGGTTGTGGTACCGCCGTTATAGACCATGATCCAGTCCTCGTCGTCTGTGGCCTCTGCGTCTAATAGGAACCCACAGAGGTCTGAGGCCGAGAGGGTAAGGGTTGCACCTGCTGCCACGAGGTTATTGCCCTCAAGGATCGCGGTGTCGGTGTTTACATCGGTGAACCCGAAATAGAAGGCCTTCGTGTCGAGGTCGGCGAACTGAACGCGGCACTCGGCAACGATTGGGGCCATCTTCCCGACATCGAATACCATGCCAGTTGTGAGGCCACAGCTATGGGCGTCCTCGTTGGTGGTGGTGAGTACCCCAACGCCGTTCAGGCCGTCCGATTCCAGAACGGTTATGCCTGAGTCGGTCTCGGCGATGCCCTGCCCTATAACCCTGAACCCGGAGGAGCCAAAGGCGCGAGTCACACCGGTATTGGAAACTATGTCCTCACCCGAAAGGAAGTCCTCAAAAAGCTCAATTCTTCCATTTGCGCCATGTACTTCTGCCATGTCTATTTATCCTCCTGAAGCTGTAGCTCCAGTTTCCTTATTCGCTTCCTGTAGGGAGCGATCACTTCGCTTATGTTGCCGGTCTTGCGGGGGATGCAGGCCAGGTTCTCCAGCCTGTTGTCCCCCATGTCCCCGTTCATGTTATGGACTACCCACCCCCTCGGGATGGGACCATGCCGCTGCGACCACGTCGTGCGGCGGGCGTTCATCTAGCTGGTGGGGGCAGTGGCGTCCCCGGCTACCTCGTAGAGCCAGTTCCCTGCGCTCCTCTCGCCGTAGGCGAACCCGTCGTAGTGGTAGAACGCGGTGGCCCCACCACCAAGCTCGGGCATCCTCTTTTGCTCCACCTTGGGGGTGCGGCTCTCCACAAGGACAATAGCCCTTTTTGCGAATACCCCGCCCTTGGCATCATCGGCTGAGTCGATGGTCAGGTTACCGTCCTCAACAATTCGGCAAGACGATATCATGCCCCGGAAGCCCTCTCGGTACGCACGGGCAGTGAGCCCGTCACCGGAGATGTCGTAGGTTCCCACCGGGGTGGTAAGCTCGTCTTGGAAGTCCTTGATCTGGTGACCGTGGAATACCCCAAAGTAGGGCTGTTGCCCCGGCTCGTCAGTGTCCGAGGATATTCGTGCCACCGCGGCGGCAACGTGACCAGATGTAATCGTTTGCCCTGCGCCCGCAAGCTGAGTGGTGGCCCCGTCTATGGCGGTAAGCCCGTCCTCGTCCTTCTTCCGCTGGGATGCGGCCTGGGCAAGCCCACCGGTCTGGGCGAGGGACTTGCGGGATATCCGCATAGCCATCTCGTCCGTCACAATGGTCTGGATTCCCGTGAGGGTCGGCGTAATAGCCAGATTGGTGTCCGACAACTGCTGTGGGTTATCCAGGGTAGTGGTCTCGGTTATGCCCTGGGCGGAGGTCAGCTTCTCCATCGAGACCTCATTCCAGACGGTGCCGGTGTTACGGGCAAGCTGCTGCCTGTCCGTTACCTGGGCCATGACCGCTTCCTGCTCACGCACCTGTCTGGCAGATGCCACCATGCTCGGGATCGAGTCTGCTAGCGACTGTGTAATCGTATCTCCGACGGCCATTTCGTCCTCCTGCCTGCTTGTGCGTTAGCCTAGAATCGGCCTGTCACTAAGTCGGGACAGAACCTTGTTGGCTCGCTCGTGATCGTTCGATGAGCCACTCTCGTATAGCTTCAAGAACTCGGTGTCCGATGCCGCCGTGGCCCCCCGGTTGGAGTCCATGGACTGGGCGGGGACACGGCCCCTTTCCAGGGCCTCTACTCTGGAGCGGAACCCGCTCAGCTCTTTATTCCGTTCGGCTTCCTGTATCATGTGCTCCGGTTTGGATAAGTTCATCAGGCTAAATGGGTCTATGCCATAGTGCCGCCCTATCTGTTGGGCCACCTGCAACTTGGCGTTTGACTCCGCCTGTATTGTCTGCCCGGCCTGATGGGACTGTACCACGCCCTGAAGCATCTGGTAGTGCTTTGTGGCAACCTGGCGGGACTGCTCCTCCGGCATCCCCTGCTGGATAAGGGAGTTGTAGTATTGCTCTGCGTCGCCAACTATCTCGTTATTCATCTGGTCGGCAGCGAGCTGTTCCTGGGCTGCGTAGGAACGCTGCTCAGATTGGGCAAGCTGTTGCCGCATCTGCTGTATCTGCTGGTTCGCCGGGGGCGGTGGGAGCGCTGGCCGAGGCGGGGGGGCAGTGGATGGCTGGGCTGCCACCGGGGCCTCTGGTAGGGGGAGCTGGTTTACCCCAGACCCATTTACCGCGGGTTCATCGGGGACTACCGGCTCAACCGTGAGCGTGTCCTCGGCGGTAGAGGGGTTAAACTTGGCCTCCGCCGCAGCCACTACCCTCTCAAGGTCGGCGTTGCTGTTTACCTGATCTGTGGTCATATACTCACCCGTATTACGATGGCTAGACTTTATACTCACGCTTGGGAGCGTGTCAAGTTTATTATTTGGAGGTCCACATACCCCACTCTTCCAGTTGCCTCGCCCTCATCGCCTCTACGGTCTCCTTTTGCGCACCAACTTTGGGGGCAGGACCGCCACGGCCTATAGCCCGAAGCGCGTCCTTTCTTTGCTGTAGAGCGCCTTCAACCCGCCCCTTCTGGCTGTCGGTTAGCCGGTGGAACTCCCCAGAGTATTTGAGGTCCCGCATGATCTCCTTCCTGGTTTTGAAGAGGTCATTTATATACTTCCTACGTGCGGCCCCCCTATCCTTGCCGTACTTCTCATCGAGCTGGTCGTAGTACACACCGAAAACGTCCTGTGCCACGCTCTCTGGGTTGTTGTAAGCAATTACTCCCCCTCCCACAACGCCCACAGGGCCCACACCGCCACGCGGCCACCCGCCCTCCTCAAAGGCCTCATACATATCCATCAAGGCAAACGGTGCGATTCTATTCACCAACTGACGCGGGTCTGTAAACGACACCTTTTCCCCCCTGAAATCAGTCCCTTTATATAAGTCGTTAAGGGCATTTACCATAGGGGACAGCTTGTATTCCAGAAGCGTCTGTGGGAGGTCCAGTATACCCTCTGGCGTCCCTTTTCTATATTCAAGTGGGCTCCCCATTAGCCCCTCCTCCTCACGCCTAAAGGGCTTCTGCCTCGTCCACTCGGAGCCCGATAGCATTAACGGGACAAGGGCCATGTAAAACCTATGTATCTGCTGCATCCCACCCCAGGGGTCGATTCGGATAGGGCCCATCCGGGCCTTCATAAAGTCAGAGTTGGGTATGGTCTTGCCATTTCTGGTGACGTATATGCGCTTATCCACCTCCCAGAATCCGGCCTTCTCACCAGCAAGCAGCGTCCCGCTAAACCCGGCAAGGAAAGTGGACAGATTACGCCACGCTAACTTCCGGGTCAGTGGGTCTGAGCTTATGAGATGCTTTGGGGTAAATAGACGACCCAGAATCATACGGAAGGAGAAGAGCCCATTGCTTACTGCCGGGGTCATGCCCTTAGTCCACCCTGGCTGAATCCCCCGGCCAGAGAAGTCCCCCAGCATACGCCCAAAGGTTTCGGCGTGCTTCTCTATGCTAAACTCGTCAGCCATTCTGGCCGGTTTGTAGGCCAGTTCCTTAGGGAGAAAGGCAAGATAGCCCCCGACCTCTGTCCCAATTCGCTTCAGCATCCCCTCGCTGGCTACCTGCTCATTGACCTGTCTGAGCATCTTTAGGTGGCCCTTAAAAATACGCCACGTCATCACGTTGACACCGGTAACGTGAGCCCGCGCAGAGATTCTTAGCCAGGGCAGCTTCCCTGCGAACCGCTGTATCGGGCGCTCCCCCGCCAGTGCGACAAACTCCTCCGCGGCCTTGCCCGCGTCGGAGCCCATCTCCCTCAAGAACTCCAGATTCGTCTTCTGGTATATTGCGTAGTCCGGGTCGTTGTAGATGTCCTTCATAATCTTATTGGCATACTTTTCCGACCATAACGCCCTGAAGGCCTTGGCATTTCCGACCATGAACTCTTCAAGGTTGCCAAAGATCAGGGGGGCCACCTGACGCCACCACGAGAAGTCAACGGAGGATGCGTTGGCCCGCCAGAGGTTGCCAATATCTACGGCGGTAAGACCGGTGGCTTTCAGGGCACGTCCCAGAGTATTTTTATCCTTGGGTGGCATGAGGTAAATCTGCTCGGCCACAGTCTTGTCTATATCGTCCATCGCGAATCTGGCCTGCATATCTTTGGCCCAGCCTGGCTTCGGTGCCTCAAACTCAGTGGACAGCTTAAACACAGCTATATCCATCTCCTGAGTAGCCGCGCTTCTGGGATCGCGGGGGAGGTTGACCTCGCTAAGCGGCTTATAGGCCTCCTCACCAAGTCTAAGCTGCATACCTTTTGGGGCCCTCAACACCTCGGAGGAGGGCGGCCAGAAGGTTGGCTCCCCGACACCCATAGGCCCTCTTGCTAGGGCCAGCCGTAGCTCGTCCGTCGTCCCTGTAGGGGTAGGCATCCCCGGAAGGTCGAACTGCTCAGGGGTTGGTAGCGCCCCAAGCCCACCAGGTGCCTCCCCAAATCCTAATTGAGTTGGGATGGGCTCCCGCCCGGTGACAAATGGCTTTGGTGTCCACGGCTCCCGTGGGCCTGCCATCTTTTTTTCAATCTGGTTACCTAGGGTACCAGGCTCGTTTAGGGCATTAAAAATGTCCTCTGGAAACGCTTTCCTAAGCTTTTCCATTGCCGACATCTGCTCCCCGGCAACCTTTATGTTGATCGGGTCGCCCGCGAGGGCCTTTCTGAGCGCCGTAAGTAGCCCGATCTCGTCAAATGAATTGAAGGCAACGCCATCCGGCCACTTCTTTGCCTTCTTTAGGGACCTTACGTGCCCGAACAGTGCATCCTTTACCTTGAAGCCGATAAACTCCGAGCTTATCCCAGTCTTTGCGCTTGGAAGCACACCCCCGAACTCTCCTAAAGCCTGTCGTTGGGCATCGTCATAGCCTAGGCCTGTACCCAGTAAATCCTTTAGCCGCTCCTCGTAACGTGTGGCCCTCCTCGATAGCTCCACCGTTCGCCATGCCTGGGTTGTCTCGGACGCGAGGGTGGTCTTGGGGTCTCTCAGGAAATTCGCAAACCACTTCATTATGCCGCCCACGTCCTCGGAGGGCGTATTGAGGCTGGGGGTTATGGCCTGATCGAGGCCGGGTGTAGGGGCTGGGCCTGTGCGCTCGCCCAGAATCTTCTTCGGCCCCACTGGCTTATAGGGAACGTCAGTGTCTACGGTAACCTTGGGGATGGGTTGGTCAATTGGTACGGCGGTCGTGGGGGAGACAACCTCATCGCCGAGGGCTGGGTAGGTGCGCCCACCTGGAAGGGGAGGCTCGTCCGCTATATCATCCAGCATCTGGGCCCACTCTTCATTGGTTTTAGTAGGGTCGCGCTCAGGAACACCTACCCGTTTTGAGGTATACCTTCCCCTTGTGGGCTCCTCAGTTACTATTGATGGCTCATCAACTACTACTTCGGGGCGCTTCTCAGGCACTACTCCAGACGGCCCCTCTGGGCTAACCCTCTCGGAGGCAGGCAAAAGTTTCTCTGACGGGTATCTAGCGCCCGTCGGGGGAGGGGTGACGGCAGGGGCTCCCCGGAGGAAGTCTGGGATTGCCTTTATGCCTCTATAGCCCTTACCCACACCCCAAGCGATAGGCTTCATGCCATAACGTAGGCCCCAACGTAGGGGCTTCTCTACGATTGGTATACCCACTAGGTTCACGGGGTCGAAAACCGTCTCCACGGCCCCCTTCACACCCCAGGGGTACCCTTCGGCCTCCTGCATGGCCTTAAAACGATACCCCCAATCATCCCCGCGCTCCCGTGACAAGCGAAGGGCACGCTCAATGGGTTGCTCGGGTAACTCACCCCTCATAGGGTTAAGGCGCGGGTCAACTAGACCCCCAACCAGCCCCTTCATTAGGTTGTATGTAGCCCTTCTCTTCCTCTCATAGCCGGATAAAATAAGAGGCTGGGTGTGCCGAGTCGGCTCTACAACGAGTCCCTCGTAAATGTTCTTCGCAGACCTCACGAAGTTAGGTTTACGTCTAACTGGTGACGGCCCTCTCAGTCGTATGGCAGCAAGGGCCTCCTCCGCTGTGGCAGGGCGGTCTAAGGGGAGGTTCAAATCTTGACGAGTAAGGCGCTTATAGCCTTCGGGAGACCGCTGCCCTATCCCGGTTTTTTGTTGGTTTTCGTTAGCAAATGACCACTCTTTCTGAGTAATTGGAGCGTCGAGAGGTTGCCCTAGCTCTATACGGCGCTCTCTAACGGACCTAACAAGTTGATCATAAAGAGAGTGTTTCATTGTGCCGCCCCTATTGCCACGGGCTCCTCCTTCTCCTCCTCCCCCTGAATGCTGAGCATCCCCTGTGCGCCTGCAAGACCCGCCAAGAAGGATATTAGTCCCCTATTTTTGATCAAATCATGGATAATAGCCATAACGGGAAGATTTTGGTCCTGAGCCTGTGCAAAAATTCGGTTAATCACGAGATCAACAAACGTACCCCGGCTAAGCCCTGATACCCCGGTTCTCCCCGCCGCTGCCAACCATATAGAGGCCTGGGCCTGAGCGGGTGTAATACCTTTCGCGGTAGCTAGCTCGGTTATAAGCCGCGCTAGCTCCCCATAATCATTCTCAGCAGGGGCCTTTCTATACACACTGGGCATGTGCTTTATATCCTCTATGTCAACAAGCCCTGATTTCACGGCCTCGGAGGCATTAAACGTAAAATCTATACCTTCCTGTGGCCCTGTCTTGCCCTCCCAGCTCTTTCCCTTCTTAGTTAAGAAGTGATGTATGCTGAGCCTCTTACGTTGATCTCCTTCCTTCAAGTCCAGCTTGCCGTCTTTTTTTCTCTTTCGTGTGGCTAGTTTGCCATCCTTATCTATCAGTCGTTCAACCCTTCTCCCGCCGTACTTCGCTATAAGCCCCTTCCTAGCCTCTTTCCCAATGGCCTGTTTGCCACCCAACCAGGCGGCTGGTGAGTCTGACACCATCCCCATAATACGCATGGCGTGTACGTCTATCGCCACAGCGGTTTTAGAGCCGAGAAGAGCCGCTGCAAAGCTGCGTACCTTCGGATTATTTACATAATTTGGATCATCCCACTTGCCCCCTACCCACGATTTAATAGTCTTAAATAGACCTCTAACCCCATACACTCGCCCGTATCCTTCAGGGACATCTATTCCCTTTCCCTTACTAACAAGATCAATAAAGTTGAGCATCTTATTAAACTCTTGCTCATTAACGCCCGCAGCAATCGCCTCCCCAGGGCTGCGACCCATGCTCCCCTCAAATGGTTCAAGTGTCTTCCTAAGCAAGCTACCTACACGGATATTGCCCTGTACATCAGACCCAGGTGATGCCGCGCCGATTAGGTTAATGAACTGCACAAATAAGCGATGGCCCTCATCATCGCCGAATCTACCTACAAACAGATTGCGAATCGGCTCTGTGTTGTACCACTCCTTGCCACCCATCTCCCATCCTACATCTATATATTCTGATAGCTCTTTCCTGGCCTTAGTGCTACCAAGTAAATCCTTTACATAATAAGAGGCTTTCGCTGATGGGACTTGATGCGCTAAGGTCCCTGTACTCCAGTCCCGTTGCTCTGGATAGGGGCCAGAATATGCCCTCTCTTCACCACGAACCACCATCTTCCCAGCCTCTTCTACATCTCGACCACCTTGACGTAGCCAATCTTCGTACCCTTCACCCCCCTTAGGGAGTTTCCAAGCTTCAAACTCTGTGCCCTTCCCAGGGGGAACGAAGCCCTCGCGGAGCCCTTCTTCTAGTGTCGGGGGAGGGGAGGGCCTTCTTGACCCACCCCGGGATGGTAAAGGTCTGCCACGGGCTGTCCGCGTCCTTTC